TAGAATAGGGACGTCGATTGCAATTCTAATGCGTACTTCTTTCTTTTCTTTTGTTATTGACTCTTGCCAAGATGAAAATGGAGTGGAAAATATTGCAGGATCTCGTTTCTTTACAAAGGACACAAGGTCTTTAATCCCCATTTTTATATTTTAGAGTTATTATTCGGCATTTAAATTCGTGTCTTTCTGAATGCATTTGCTATCATAGCTCCCGTCGATTCTACCTGAGCTGCAAATCGAGTGGGCATTTGAAATAAGTATTGAAAAAAACCCCCAGTTTCAGGGTTAATCCCTCTGTCCTTGTACTCACCACCTCTCAACATGGGGCTTCTTTTCAATCTCAATTTAGGACTTTTTATTTTTTGAGGGCTTCTCAAAGGGCTTTGCCTGCTAGGATTTTTTCTAGGACTTTTTCTCTTCAATTTTTTTGCTCTTTGCTTTGATTTCATTTTTTTTATTCTTTACGTTTCAACACCCACTTTATTTTAAAACATAAACCCAGAAACGAAAATAAATAAATAAAGATGGAATCAAATAACCCAGACCAAGAATGCGGAATTTGCATCGAGCCAATGAAAACCCTTGCGTTTATTCAGCCAGTGTCCGTGGAAGTTGATAGGGAAGACTTGCTCGATACAGTAGATCCCAAGTGCGTGCGCCTGAAGTGCGGACACGCGTTCCATTTTTCGTGCCAAGCTCCGGCGATGCGAATGGGCAAGTTCTGCTCTTTTTGCAGAGACGAATTCGCAAGTCAGCAACATTTACAAATTGTAGGAGCAGGCAACGACTTTTGGGAACTTGAAATATCTCCAGTTACAGGAAATGAAATTAATTTAATTATTGCTAATAATAAAGAAGTTGAAAACGCACTTACAGCGGAAAACGTAGCAAACGAAGAATTGCAGTCCTTGCGATCGAAATTAAATGGCTCTTTGGCCACTCACCGAAGGCTTGCGAACGACTTGAAAAAAACGCGAGCAAGATTCCTTCGTGAATGTTTTAGGGCATTTCGAACTCAGCACAAGTTCAAATTCGACGAATCGCAAGTGCGCATTAAGAATTTTCTGAGACTGACGAAAAATTTGGAGGATAGCATATTGAGACGTCGGGGATTCACGGCAAGACAAATACACGAATTTTTTTCAACCGACCTGAAACACGATCTTAACGAACTAGTTTCGAACGGAGCAATCGGAGGAGATCCCGCTAGACATCGTTTTTGGTATAGATAAAAAGATGATTGAATGGAAAAAAAGTTTGCACTCATGGAGGTGGAGGATCTGGCCACCAATTACAATTGAATCTAAAAAAAAGACGGCAAAGGTTTTACCAGCACCACCGCCACCTCTACTTCCCTGGCAACCTTCTTCTGTAATTAATTGTAGGGAATTCGAAAAACGTAAATAAGATTAGGTTTGGTTAAAGCGATTACGCGATTACGCGATTGATTACACGAGCAGCGCTTCCGTGCTTATTTTCGAGTTCTAGTGTGTTATTGAGGTCTACAACTCCAGAAAAGGCCTTTGGTGATGCTTTCTTGTACAATCCGAGTTCCTGCAGGTAGGGCGCGAGGTCATTGTGCAGCAAGTCGCGAACCGCTTTACTTGTCGTGTGAATATTCTCTAAAGCGATTCCTGACCGTGTGGAGAGCACAGAATAGTCTGGATCGTAGAAAAGCTTTGAGACGCACTTTGGCGAACAGGTGAAGGTCCAACCCGCGGCCATTCCGTCGCAGGTTATTAGGGTGTCTTCCTGAAATAAATGAGGCAGTTCTCGTTTGGGAATTGCATGGCAAAGACGAAAGTCGGTCAAGCCAGAGGCAGCTTGCTCCAGCGCAGATATTTTGGAGTCGACAAAAAATGCCGAAGGTGCAAAGGCACATGAGGAAACCCAGAGCAGGCTCTTCATGCCTTCTGGTTGTTTTGATCCTCCCAAAAACGGTTTTGACGCGTGCAAGGGCAGGCCAGATTCTGAGAAACCGCCGACAATGGGATAACGGGGATCCATTTCAGCTTGCGACGAAATGCCGAAAATGTTGAAGGAAATGTTTTTGATTGTTGAAAGAGTTTGTATAGGCGATGGGGGCGCAACAAGAACGGTGTTGTGCAGCTCAGTGCTCGATTTCTTATGCGCTTCAATTAAATCAGAGTCCCAATTCTGCAGCATCTCGACTCCATCATGAATAGTGAGAATAAAATCTTCGCCAGAGTATGCGTTCTCAATTAAAGATTGTCGGCCAGCATAAGGCCCTCCATTTCGAGTGGAGTTTGCAATACTTTTGATTGAAGATGAATATATTTTGTTTGAAAGCGAAAACCTTCTTTGTAAAGATTCGTAGTATGGCACGGCAACTGCACGAGGCATGTAGCTCGACTCGTAGATACCCACGCGAACGCGTGAAGGGCACTTTGCGTGCTCAAACAACGAAAAGAGGCAACGGCCTCCAGCAATCGCGCCAGAAAAATTCTGTATTGCAACGAATATTGTTTGTGTTTCATTCACGCACCGCAATTCTTGTCTTTTATAAGTAAAATGACGCTGAACCATATCAATAATACTTAATATTACTAGTGTTGCAAAAAATAGTGAAGCCCACATCATTGTTGGAGACAAGTACTCCATTACGGAAGAAATCGTTTCCATTCTCCTTTCTTTTTGTTTCTTAGAATTTTCTTTTAGACTTGACACATCGTTTTGATTTTGATTTTCTGTCGCGAATCTGGCCAGGAGGACATGAGGGCTTGCGACCAGGTTTTTTGCGTTCTCTGCATTTTTTCGAAATTTTGTCACGAACCATATTGCGTGGACATGGCGATTTTGATTTCAATTTGGGACCAGATTTCGATCTTGATTTGGGACCTGGCTTCTTGCGTTCTCTGCACGTTTTAGATCGCGAATCAAGAACCATGTTGCCTGAACATGATTTTGAAGTTACATAAATCGGTCTGGAATGGCTCTTAGATCTTAACGAGGGCGCGCGCATTGTGAGAGAGCGGGAGCGCGTGGACAAAGAATTTGATTTTCTGGATCTGGATGAAGATTTTCTGGATCTGGATAAAGATTTTCTGGATCTGGATGAAGATTTTCTGGATCTGGATGAAGATTTTCTGTTTTTGGATGATTTCTTTAAATAAAGTGAACCTTGTACACTTGCAAAAGGAGACTTCACAACTTCAAAAGGAGAAAAACCGTCCACAACACCTCGAACAGGAGAAGGAGGAGAGTGCATAGAAGAATAACTTAGTCGCAGGCTTGAAGAATTTTTAACTTCTTTGAATTGTCGATTAGCAGCAACATTCTGTTCTTGATTGGGTTCTATTCCTTTTTTTACATATTGATATTGAAAAGTCGATGCGTTTTGAACTACAGGTTTTTCGTTAAATGCAAAACCAGCTAAATCCCACAACGATTTAACAAATAATTGTAAACCTCTTTCTCTATCAAATTCAGTTTGCAAAACAATAGCATCAAGATATTGAAGAATTTTTTTGGGGTTCAAATTGCTCTTTCCACCTACTTTTGAAAATGTATTTGATTTCAGATCTTCCAGTCCAGGGTAGTTTTCTTTAAGTAATTGATTAATAAGTGAATATGTATCCCAACAATAAAACAATTTTTCAAGAGAAGTCAACTTCGAGTACGTTTTTAATTTTGATGGAGAATATTCAGTTTCGATGATTTTTACTCTATCATTAACGTTATTCAAATTAACTCCAAGAAATATTGTTTTCAAAACGTTTACTTGTAATTGATATTGAGATCTAATTGAATAGTATTTCAATAAATTTTTGAAATTAGGCGTTCCAGCATCTTTACTTACTTCCTTACAAAGATACTTAATAAAATTATCAAATCCATTTTGGCTGTATCCCCAATCAAAAATTACCAAGCTTTTTCGCGGGAAATCGTCTGTTGTCCAGGCAATATTATTCGAGTGCAAATCATAATGAACAATTCCCTCGGAGTTTAAAGCAATTGTAGCATTCATTAACTCAAAAAATGCAGTACGAAAACGTTGTTTTATTTCTAAATAATCTGTACTTTTTGTAGAGAAATTTTGATATTCATATAAGTTTTTTCCTTGAAGTTTTGTTATGAAATTAATGTATTTTTCCTTGACTCCAACAAATTTTAAGTCTTCAAAACCTTTTATTGAACAAATTTTTTTATTTTCATTTGGTTTCAGATCTTCTTGTCTGATCTCAGGCGTACATGTTGCTACAGCTACATTAAAGTGGTCTGCAAATCGTAACCCTACATACTTAGAATCAAGTCGTTTAATTGCGTCGCGCACTTCAATTTGATTTTGAAATTCTTTTTCGTCTTTAGGAATCAATCTAGAAACATAATTTGTGTCGTCCAAGGGGATCTGTCCTTTAATTGGACCAGCACACTTGATTTTAGGCTTGAACACGCATGTAGCAGAACCTTGACCTAAAAACTTTCCACCTTTTAAGTCTATAAACATTTTCGTATAATTATATAGATATCACTTCTTTTTTATTTTTTTATTGATTGCGAGAAAAGAACGAATATCATTTACTGGATATTTTTTAGGTTCCCCATTTAATTTTTCCGGTGGGTTTTCTGGTAAAGCGTTGTTGTTGGTGTTAAGGTTAACTATTTGAGTAGGTTGATCTTGAGTAGGAACTGAATTTGAACTTGTGGGCGAAGATTTTAATGATGATTGTGAAGACTTTACGGATTGAGAGCAAGATTCACACATCAAATCTTCGATAAAGGGCGGCGATTTAGATTGATTAGGTACTTCTGAATCTAATTCCAAATCTAATTCCAAAAATTGCTCCGGACAATACAACTTTTTGCAAAGTTGTCGAGGATTTTGTGGCCCTAGATCTTCCTTGCACACACAACACAAGTTTCGCGGTTGTCCTTCTTCGTACGACATATTGCTATTATAATATTATGTGTTTAACTTTTTAAGTTTATTTGTGTACTTTTTTTTTTAATTTATTTTACAATAAACAATATATAAAAAAATGATGCCCAAAGTTGTTTTAGGAGGCGCAGTGGCAGCCGTTGCGGGATTCTTGTACACACTTACTTTAAAACCCAAAACATCTGTTCAACAACCAAAAGCAAGCTCTGTGAATGTTGATGATCTTGAAAAAATTGTAGGCAGAGACACTGCCCAAATGATTGCACTTGACCCTACGTGGCTAGACCTAGTTGATCGTCTAGGCGAGTTTGCGCTTTTTGCAAGAGAAGAATACAAGGATGTCGTCATTGCCGCAGCGCGCATTGTTGCTTTCAACGTTTCGTTATCTGTGAAGCAAATAAAGCTTTCTTTTGGAACTCCGCGAAAATTTCGCGCAAAACTTCACGCGGTAATCGAAGCGGTGCGGTGCATGAGAGCTCAATTGGACATTTCGTTCCCTTCGTGCCTAGAAGACTTTGACGAAGTGGCGGCAGAAATTCAAACCACGCACAATGATTACAATAACAATATGTACTTCAACTCCTTGTACGATAAGTAGCTTTGTGCGACGGTAAGAAATCAGAAATAAGGTCTAGACTTAAATCAAACAAAATGTCGGACTTTTTTTCAGGACAAAATTGCGATGACGCGCAAATAAGTGCGGCACTTGACAGGGCGGAGAGCGGCATGATGTATCCGAAATCAGTTGAACTTATTTGCTTGCGTGAGTAAAGAAGCAGTGTTGAAGTACAAATGTAGATTGCCAAGCCGTAACAGACCCATCTTGCGCAAAATAAACACCACGATTTCGCCCAAGATTTCACCACACGTGACTCAAAGCGGTCTAAAAACTTTACGTACAAATCATTTTCCTTATCTTCGTTCATTTTATGTAATTTTGTAATTATTCATAAAAAATTAATTAGAAAAAACAAATGAATTTTTTAATTGAAATTTGTTTATCATTAAATATTCTCTTCTTTATTGCAACATCAGCACTACTAATATGCCCTCGCTCTTGCAGAAATAAAACTATATTTAGGTGCGAAACTTGTCCAAATAAAGAGGAAACATTAAAAGAAGAAAAAGTAGGAGTAGAAGAAGAAGAAGAAGAAGAAGAAGATGACGATTCAACTGTTTCTGGCTTAAGCGATGGAGAGGTCGATGGAGAGGATGGTATGGTCGATGGAGAGGATGGAGAGGTCGATGGAGAGGATGGTATGGTCGATGGAGAGGTCGGTGGAGAGGATGGTGAAGTAGACACAAAAAAGACCAATTAATCATTATTATTATGAATCGGAGATAGGAGAGGAAGGAATGTCCCAAATATCGTGTTGCCATTTCGATGTTTTAGTAATTGAAAAATTAAAAGTAGAGTAATCAGAGCACTCAAAGCACTGTCCCTTTAACCCCAAAAAATAAGGAGACACAATTTTTTCGCAAGTCCAGCAAAGTTCGCAACGCTCTCGCTTCATGCGTTTCCAAAATCTAATTTTTTCGGCTTCGTTTGAATTCCTGCTCTTTTCTGCGTGGCAGTTTGGACATAATGCTCGTAAATTCCACAGCTCCGTTTTTCCACCAACCGCATAAGGGATCACGTGATCAACTTCGAGATTTGCGTTAAAATTACCACATGTGAAGCATTTCCTGTTCTGTTTGTTTAGAATGTGCGCTCTTTGTTTGCGCGAAGCTGTCCTGCGTTCTTTTTGCATCATTTATTTTACCCCTCATTCTATTTCTTTGTCATCCGCAATTGGGGCGTCCCAACGTATTCTAGAGCACAGAAACCCTCTAGACTTATAGAATTTTTGCCTCTTGTACGACATGGACTCAAAAATGGAAAAGTCGTCTATCAAATCATAAACGACGGGGGTCAATTTTCCGTCGTGCACCCGTTCACAGCGTCCAATAATTTGCTGAATGCTTGATCTAGGGAGCGCGAGGACCATAGTGTCGATTGCTGAATCGTCATATCCCTCTCCGACGTACGCAAAGGACGCGAAGACCACCCTTGCCGCGTCCGTTTTTGATTTGCGAACCACTTCTTGTTTTGTCCCTCCGAATATTGAAAACACGTCGTGCTCCGATATTGCCGACGAATGAAGGAGCAACATCTGCTTGAGCAGCTTGGCGTGTTGCACAATCGAAGACACAACAAGAATCTTTTTCCGCCCTTCCTTGTAGCACTTGACGATTATATCAACCAAGACTTGATTTCTTTGAGAATCCTCAGCAAGTCGATTGATCATTTCGGCAAAGGCCAGTTGCCCGTTCCACAATTTTGCGTCGGACTTGTCCTGGCCTCCGGAAAATATAACTTGCTGGACCTTTACGGTGTGCGAAATGCCAGTAATTGAAGGAAGACGTTTGTAGACAAAGGCGCAAGGCCCAAGTAGCCAGTAGATGATGTGCTCAAGTCCGTCATTTCGCTCTGGAGTCGCCGAAATGCCCAAGACGTATTTTGAGGGTATTTGAGGCATGACCTGACTCAATGTCAAGGCGGCGATGTGGTGGCATTCGTCGACAATTACCAATCCAAACTGGCTCAAGATTTCTCGCGAGTATTTTCCCTCGGAAAGAGAGTCGATTGACGAAATGACAATGTCCTTGTCGTCAACATCAATAATTTTCCCCTGCAACCAACCAATTCTTGCACCTTGAATCCAGCCTCTTGAAGGGGGGCAAGTGCCAATCCAACGTTTTCCCTTTACAAAGCTTCGAGATGGGCACGCTTCGTTAAAACAGGACAGCTGAAGGATCGCCGACACTTGGTGCGGACGAACTTCGTCCGAAAAGACAGTTTTCTTGCATACATCGCAAGTTCGCTTTATAAAATCTTGGGGCCTGTCGTCTAGCCCACCCTCAATAAGTTTTTTCAGCGGTACAGTCTCACTATTGTCCTTCCACGTCCAGTCGGAAACTCCAATAATGTCGCTCTTCCATTGATTCATTAAAAAGCTCCGGTTGCAAATAACAAGAGTCTTCACTTTTAAAATTGCGGCAATGCTTAAAGCAATAGCAGTGTTGTGGGTCACCGTAAAGTCTCCCAATAAAAAGCGGCGGTTGCCGTCGATGGTGAAGCCGTAGTAGTCACCTTCACCGAGCGGGCTCAGTCGAATGCGCGTGCACAGCGCGTCCTTGACTTGCAGGCGAGACGCAGCTTGCTTTCGAGGGACCTTCACAGGAATTTTCTCCAGGCCTTCGCCATGAATGCAAGTCCTGTAGTAAGTGCCCGTCACGGGACCGCGTGCGCTGTTTGTGCAAGTCTTCTGGCACACCGTCTTGTACGCGGCGAATCCCAGGCTGCGCGCGATGAAGATTGTGTCGTCAAGAAGCTGCTCGCTCTTGAATACGATGTCGTAGGTGTTATTAGAG